TTGGCTGTTCGAGGTCGAATGTTCCATTACGCGATCTTTGGGCGCGACATAAGCTGCCATTAGAGCCTCTCGTCAATTGTGAGTTGTTGGCTGAATAGATCGGGTAAGGCCAGATAAGCAACCGGGGTCTGGCTAGAAACCAAACCGAAGATGGAATCCCGAGCGAGATTGGTGCTGGCGAGATCAGTGATCAGAAGCACGTTCTTATGTGTGCCATTGACCCGCAACATGCGCTCAAGCACGCCATAGCGCTGTGTCGCGTTGATCCAATCAAACGTCAAGGCGATCTGGCGATACTGATTGTCGTTCCAGGTTAGCGTTTGTCCGCCGGAACTCGATGCCTTGCGACTGCGATCAATCGTGGTGATCCCGGAACCAACCGAAAAATTAACATCGAATTGCTCGCGCAGACCCGCAAGCAATGCGCCCGCTTCGACGTAAGCCGCATCCGGATCAGTGAGATCGATGCGAACATAGCGGCAGTTCGCTGGTGCTGATAACAGATAGACCAGCGCGCCATAATCCAGATCGAAATAAGTGGATGCTCCCGAGGTCAACGATCCACTGTCTGAAACATCACCAGCAGCGCCCGTGCTGTCGCTCGAAGATAACCGCACCCGCGCCGTGCTAGACGCACCAAGCGTCATTCCTCGAAGCATCACGGTATCAACGGACTGAGATGAACCGAGATCGAGCACAAACCATGCCGTTCCTAACTGACTGCGCCAGCGTTCGGAGACGTGCGGCGTCAACAGATTAGCCGTCGACATAGTCACTACCGCGCTCGACGCACCTATTGTCCCGACGTCGGCTAAATTGTTGATTACGATTGCGGCATTAGCCATAGGCTTTCACCGTGACCGTATCGAGTTGACCGGGACCGAAGGTAACGCCTTCGTTGATCTCGACGACCGCCATTAAGCGGCCTTGAGCCAGATCAAGTCGCTCATGCGTGATTTCAATGACATCGCCAAGATTAAGCCGAAGCGCGCGGCGCGGTAGTGTTGCGGTGTAAATCTTGTGCGATGACTTGAATAGATCAAGACGACGTGATGCCTCCGCTACTGCATCAGAGTGAAACGAAAAATATGCCTGAATCGGAGCCGGGTCTTGAGCAAATGGATGGTCGGCCTTGATTGATGCGTCCCACGATCCCGCCAATCGATAGGGTTGTGCGACAAAGGCCCGCTGTGTATCGCTTGCACCCCCCACCAAGTTTGTCTGCACCGTCCATGACTGCTGATAGGGTACGCGCCAGCGCCATGGTGGAGGCAGATAGGCGGATGGCAATTGCTCACGAACAATATCGTTTCCCAAAATATCTCTGCGATTAAAGCGTGCTATCGGATCACCAGCCGGAGCCTCGAATATCCTAACCTCAAACGTTCCGTCGCGGCGAAGCCCTCCCCACCCTCCAATGCCGCCCATGATATTTGAGATGAAGTCGGAGACCATCAGTGAATCATTTGGGCCGATCCAGTAGTTGATCGGAGCCGGCTGTGCGGAATTCAACGCAGTAAATGACGGAACGTAGAGATCATCAGGATCGATAAGAACTGTCCGCCTACGAACAGCCCAGCGAACGATGTCCGCCGTCGTCACCACATAGCCGTCCGAATTATCTCCATCGACATCGGCCGTGATCGTTCCTGACGGCGTACTGCCGAGCCTAAAATAACCCTGTGCCAAGCAGGTCGCAAAATTCCCTGGGGCTACCGTTGCCGCCGCGAGCAAGGCGTAGGTCGCATAGTCCGCTTCGAAAGTTAGCGGCACACCATAATCGTAGACGGCGTTAATATCTTGAAGTGATCCGTCATTGACCTGATAGATCAATAAATTAGAAACCACGAGCGGCGGCGAAATATTAAGAGCAACCCCGAACACCATCGGGATTGTCTTACCAGCTAGATCGGCCCCACCATCCGCCCCACCTGTACCTCCGTACAAATTTGGCTGCATCGGTACGGTGAGTTTGTAGCCGTAATCGCACAGCGTGATTGTTACGCTTGTGGTGTCTACATTCAACCCGGTCGATGTAATCTTTGCAAATGGAAAAGCATCGTTGTAGGAGCCGTCTTTCCGCGTCACGCGCAGCACAATCTGGCGCGCATCAACCGTATAATATTGCGGCAGAAAATCATAAAACGCATCGACGTTCGAAATCACTAGAGTCCCGCTGCCCGCAGTAAATTTTCCGATCTCGGTGCCGAGGATCGAACGTTGGAAGGAATAGCTTCCCAACGTTCCGCGAAATGGTTGGCTAGGCAAAATATCTGTTGGCAAAGTAGCAAACTGGTTTGTCGCCGCGTAGAGTTTTAAGGCACCGCCGCGGCCACTGAAGGCCGCTGTGCCGACGCCAACCGCATGCCAGCCGTCGCCGGGTGTTCCTTTGAAAGTAACTGTGCCGACGCCAACTGCAATCCAAAGCGCACTACCGAGAGGTAATCGACTTCCGTCATCGCTGAACGGGTATCTGCTAAAGGGGCCGATGCTAAACATGAATCGTCATCTTCCAGTTTAGCGAAGCCAATGCCTCCGGCAACGAGATCGCAAGTATCCAGCAACCATGCGATTGCTCATGCTACGATTTCTTTGGCGCTTATATAATTTGCCAGTATTCCGCCATAGAGCGTGGGCGATCCCGCATAGAACGTCCCAGCTAAGCTGCCGCCGCCGCGAAACCTATAGGTGACAGATCCCGCGTTCGGATTGTCGACAAAACTTAACATCATCGATGTCGCGGTGTTTGCAATTCCACAGACGACAGCGATGGCATTGACTTCAGAATTTCGAAACACCGCAATCGAAACCGGACTGCCGACGCTGTGAAATAAATTAAAATAGAATTCGATTTCGATTTTGTTAATGGGCGAAGTGAGAACGATAGTCAGAGCATAGATTTCAATACCATCCGCTGTGGTCGGTATGGAACCTGTGATTGGGAACAGATTAGTGGTAGTGATTCCACCACGGATCATCTCTTTGCCGGACGCTACGATCGCACCGGGGTGATAAGAGCCAATGCCAAATAGGGCTATTACAGGTGGTGCGATCGACCATGTTCCTGCAGCCGCAAGACCTCCTACATAATCCAATGTGCCGAGAATTCGGAACGGTTTCGCTGTTACTGCCGTTCCACTATAGATGGTGGCTTCGCTATCAGCACCTCCCACGCCACCTTCTGCCGTGGAAGAGCCAAGCGCAGTGTCCACAAGCCAATAAACCGAGCTTACTCCGGTCGCAAGAACAACGCCGAGCCGCAGCGTGCCGGCATCATCGAACAGCACGACCCATAATCGGAATGGCCAACCAGCCCTAACCCCAAGCGTTGATCCTGGCGACACCACTAACGATAATGCCGCGGTGATCGCCCGAACCTGATAACTGCCACCCGTGAGGTTGGCATTCCGAAACGCCATGAACACTGGATTGCTAGGACTTGGATCGCTCCCGGCTGCGGTCTTGATTGCAATGGTGAGGGCGTTTGATGCAACCGTTGCGGTGATCTGACCGTTCTCCATCCCTACCGCAAGACCAGTCATTCCTCTTGCAGTACAGGCTACCCCTGCGGTCGAACCTACCGGACTCCACTCCCCATATTGTCCTGAATTATTCTTCGGCCTGGCCCAATAATAAAGAGTGGCTTCCTCTTGAACGCCATAGTGTACAGTGCCGGTCAGGCTACCATTGGCAACCCTTGCGGCCGTGCTTCGATCATTGCTACTCGATGCCCACACTTCGACTAGATCGAGCGAGAGATAAATAAGTCCGTTCCAATGCGGATCGGTTACTGTCCAGGCGATGTCGTTATGACCAACTGCGGGGGTCACGACAGGAACCGAAAGAGTAATGTCGCTGTCAGCCATGCGTCATGCTCTATCCGTCAAAGTCCACGTCTCAATTTCGGCGGTGTAGACAATCATCGCGTCGGGGTCTTCCAGCGTTTGATCCCAAACGGTTGAGCCTCCAAACAATATCGATCCCACTCCACCGCAATGCCAATATGGTCCAGCTGCACCGAACCAATGCGTTGCGCCAGCACCAGAAGCAGTGAACTTGCCGCCATTACTGCCCTTGAATACGAAAGCGCCAGCGCCCGTAGCCGACCAAATTGCGGCGCGCGACCCTTTGAAGGTCGCCGTGCCAATGCCTGATACTGACCAGATTGCGCCGCGTGAGGCTAACCAATGCGTTGCACCAATACCGGATGCGGACCAGACCGCGCCGCGTGAACCAAACCACGTTACAGTACCGACACCGGATGCGTGCCATGCTGGTGCGCGCGAGCCAAACCATGTCGCGCTGCCAACGCCGGAGGCAGTCCACTTACCTCCCGGTGCAGCGATCCAGTTAGTTACCCCCGACCCGGAGGCAGTCCACTTACCTCCCTTTGCTCCTTTGAAGGTTGCGGTGCCAATACCAGCCGTTGACCAGACCGCGCCGCGCGAACCTTTGAAGGTTGCGGTGCCAACACCAGCCGTTGACCAGACTGCCCCGCTCGATCCCTTGAAGGTCGCGGTGCCAGCGGCGGAAACGGTCCAGATCGGACCTGCTCTATTTCCGTCATCGCTGAACGGATATTTGCTAAATGGACCGATGCTAAACATAGATCATCGGCCTTTCAGCATGAGCTCCGTGCTGCGATGAGAAGAACATCAAGATGCGAGTGATACCGGCCGACGATTCGGGATGGTGTCAATCGATTTGATGTTCATGGTTATAGCGCCCACTGCAAAACTAAACCAAATACCGGCCTTGGCGAACATCGGAATCAACAATGGGCTGATAGCCACGACCGGACCCTGCATCGACGTGCTCAATGCCAGCCCATCGATCAGGCCCCACGACCGAAATGGACATCCAAAATCAATCGGGGCTGCGTTCGCATAACTCGTTGCTGTGGCATCAAGAGTCAAGATCAAGGGCTGACGTTTGTAACCCCTGATCTCAATTTCATGGGATCGCCGCGCCAACCCGACGTAAAACGTGACCGTCTTCACCATGATCAGGTAATCGTTATGGTGGAGGCCAACGTGAAGATTGGAGTAACCCCGGCGACAACGACGATGGTCGGGGATATCGCACCGGATATAAGTACAATTCCGGCGCCGCTTGCCAGCATACCGATTGAGCCGAAGGTTTCAGTCTCAGACCCAGCAGAGGCGATTGGGAACGACATTTCAGTGGTGTTGGCCACAACGTTTCCGGTGACGGTCCACTCGCCGGAGTTTCTTGGCGAGGCAATGCGGGCATAACCCGTATAGGCGGCTTCGCTCGTGTTCTGTAAACCAGCGCTGCCGAGGTCAGCGGTGTGCAGCGCGAGATAAAAATTCGTCGCTGGCGTTCCAGCGGCGTTATCGGCGACATTCGCCCAATTCACAGCGTTGAAGATCAGCTTGAGAATGTTGTTTCGTGTGGTGTCGCTGATGCCCATAGACGTGGCCTCCGGTTAAGGGTGATCGCCTAGCTGATGGGCTTGGCGGGTTATTGAGATTCAATTTTCAAAAGGTAAAACGAACTACGCAGCCCGCACCATAGTCGATGTGCCGGGAACCCGCGGCCTGGTCTTGTCAGTCTTCATTGCAGCCGCAAGCTGCTGAATATCCGAGCGCAGCGCATCGATGTTATCCCGCATGGCGCCTGTTTCGGCCATCGACACACCGGCCATCGCGCGAACGAGCGTGCTGCCGAGATCCTGAAAATTCTTGCCATTGTCATTTGACGGAAGAGACCCATTGCGGTTGATATGATCGAGCATCGGCATCGTCATCGGATTGACCGATGTCGCCCGCGTCACCGCCTCGCCACCCCCAAGCAGGATATCCCCGCCGCCAGCGTAGCGAGCTCGCACACTGTCGATATTGTAGAGCCCGTTGCCGACGATGCCGCCAGGGGCATAGCCACCAACAATGCCTCCTTCATGGAACCAAGTGAAAGGATTGTACCATACGAATTTGCTGCTTGGCGCAGATGCGGGTGACCCACTCAGTAATGTATTGGCTGCAATCTGGGCTAGATATTGATTCATCGGCCCAAAATATTGACTTCCCTGCGTGTCAGCGACGAATGCACCTTGCGCCCCGAGCTGCGTCACCGAAGCTGAAATATTTACTGACGATTGTGTCGTTGCAGTCTGCAATGCCTGCAATGCGCTAAGGCTTGCGGCTGAGTCAGCAGTAGAAGTGTTTCCCGCTGTAGCCAGAGCATTGTTGGCAATTGTCAGGGCGTTATTCGCGGTCACCAAAGCATTCTGCGCATCCAACACTGCATTGGTAGTCGAAGTGAGAGACAGCCCATTCGCCGTCAGGGCATTATTAGCTGCAAGAAGAGACGCGTTCGCAGCGGACCATGCAGTCTGCGCATCTAAGGTCGCATTGGTGCTTACGGTGAGCGAAAGACCATTTGCGGTTAGAGCATTATTGGCGACCGCTAGAGCATTGTTTACACCCACCATTGCGTTCTGCGCGGAAATAAGTTCTGCTTGTGTTGATGCAATAGTGTTCCCAGTGGACGTATTAGTGTTGCCAGTTACGGTCAGCATATTATTCTGCGCAAGAAAGGCATTGGCTTGCTGTAGCTGCGCTACAATCGGATCGGCCAGCTGCGCTAAAGCAGGCAGTGCCGTTAATTCCGTTTCCACCTTGTCCAAGATTGTTTGATATCCGCTCGACGAGGCAAAGTAATTCTTTGCTGCAGTCAACAGATCTGTTGAGTATGTTGTAATGCTTCCGAGCGCAGTTCGGTCACCACTCTGCGCCAAAGTGAGTTGCGCATTATAATCAGACTGAGCGGCCGTGAGCGCAGCTTGTGGCGATAGGGATGATGATCCGGTGTTTAAGCCGTGCAGATAAGTTGAAATCGTTGTTTGAAGTCCAGAATAAAACTGGGTCGTTGCATCAGCGAGAGATTGCACTGCAGCGACTTCCGCAGTTTGTGCGGTTGTCAATCTCGTCTGCGCTGTCGTCTGCGCTGTCAAAGCCGTCGTTTGGTCAGTCCTAAGGGCATTATAGTAAGTGGTCTGAGCTGTCGCTTGCGCCGTTAAGGCCGTCGTTTGTTCGGCTCTAAGGGCAGTATCGTAGTTGGTCTGCGCCGTTAGTTGCGCCGTCTGAGCCGCAGTTTGGGCAGCGGTCAATGTCTGGAGCGCGGTCGTCGATACATGCACCACGCCGGCGAGTTGAGGAAATTGATTAATGAAGTCTTGGAATGATGCTCCAACCAATCCCGCACTATCAACAATCTGCTGCGCTTGCGTTTGGAACGCCAGTGCCACTTGTTTCGGATCGGTCCCGAGTAATTGCGCGTCATTCAGATTGCTCACGCTTGAGGTAATAAGAGCCCCAGTCGTATTGAGATAATCCTTGCCCTGTGCGGTATTGATCTGTGCCTGCAGACCTTGCGTGAATGTCGTCGAGATTTGTGCGAGTGCGGCCTTCACCCCGGACGCAATGGAAGCGGCGGCCTGCGTCGATGTCATGCCGAGGTCTTGTAGCGTCTGCTGCAATTGTTGCGCGTTACCGCGCAAGGTCAAAAGCGCGGTCTGTACGGTCGTAAGAACTGGCGCGGTCTGCAAAAGCGATACGGCATAATTCAGCGCCGAACTTTGCGCGGCGCCATAAGCAGACGATCCTGTTCCGGCGAGCATCGCGGTATCAGAAAGGAAACCCTGCAGCGCAGTGCCGATCGTCTGGATATTTTGTGCCGCCTTTACTGCCGGACTATTATCCCCGAGTCCCTGATTCATCGCCTCGATCATCACGTCGAACGAGCCGACGAATTTGGTTGCCGCGGCGACGGCGAATGTTTCTAGGCTCGCCTGCAATTGATCGCTCGATCGCCCGGCGGCGTGTGCGGCATCGGCATAGGTCTGTGCTTGTGCGGTAGCACTGGCGAGACTCGATCCGAGCGTGCCGACGACGTTGCCTTGCATGGTCGCGGTCCAGGCAGCGACCGCGATCGCCATCTTGGCCCAGGAATCCTGCGCCTGCTGGAATGCCTGCTCCGCCTGATCATATTTTTGTTGTTTCGATTCAATAAAAGAAAACCCGACGGCGGCGGCGGCAAGCACGAGCATTATGCCGAGCGGCCCTTCTAATGCCGCCGCAACAGCCATGCCGCCAGCGACGAGAGCCGCCCCCGCGGTTGTGCCGCCTAGTGCAGTCGTAATCCCGGCCAAAATACCGCCTGATTCCGTAGCAACTCCGGCGGCCGCGCCGCCTGCGGCCAATTCCCCACCTGCGGCCGGCGCGGCAATGCCGAGAATTGAAGCCGCGGCGGTGGCACCGGAAACAAATGAAGCGGCAACCGATGCACCGGCCGTAGTCAGAATCGTAGCGGCGGAGGTCGCGCCGGCCGTCTGTGTGGCTGTACTCGATGCTCCACTAAGCAAGCTCGGCGCGGCGCCACTGAGAAACGTCGACATAAGCTGTTTCGCCGCCATATCGATCAGCGTATCGGCAAGTTTCTGGGTAGCCGTTTGCAGCGCAGTCATGATCTGCACGCCATGCGAAAGATCGAGTGCAAACCCGGAGGCGAAAGTCCCGGCCTGAGTGCCCACGTCCTTCAATGCAGTGTTGAAGCGTATCTGGGCAGCTTCGGAGCTATTCAAGGCGGCCGGGATGTCGTTGCCGTAAATGCCCTTGAGCTGTTGCGCGATCTGCACGTCTTGTGGCGAAAGCAATGCGGTTTGCCGATCAAAACTAATCTGGCTGGCGACCTTCAATTTTTCATAGGATTGAGTCGACGCATCGATGGCCGGCGGCAGCCGCAAGAAAGCGGCGCGCTGCGCATCGGTCAATTCAATGCCGGATTGATCGAGCGCCTGCTTGCTGCTCATTGTCGCGCGTAAGGTGGTATAGGCTGCGATCTGCTGATCCCATGTCGTCTTCTGCGCGTCCGTTGCTTCCTTGTCGGCTTCCTTGGCAGCCTCAAGCAATTGGAATTCGGTCTTCATGCCGGCGATGGCGCCGACCGACTGCCCGATCGTCAATGACTCGGCCGCCAATGCGCCGATGTGTTTTTCGATGGACACGACGGCCTTATCGAAGGCATCTCTTTCAGCGTTGATGCCTGCAACAATAGGCTGTGATGTATCTTTAAGACTGGCATTTGCGGTGCCTTGGATGACAGCAACAGCCTTCGTATTCTTGGCCATCAAGTCGAGAGCCTTGTTAATATCGTTGTAATCAACAATGGTCTGGTCAAGTGCGGCTAGTGAAGGCGGAACCTGTACCAGGCTGACACCGGGAACCTCAGTCGGCGCCAAGCTGCTATAATCTTTACCTGGCGTGCCCCCCGGAAGGCTAGGTGTGTGGTCTCTTACCCACGCGATCCCCGCCACTATGCCATCCCAGACGTCTTTAATTCCTTGGCTTATAACCCTGAAGCCACTCATTACATTGTCAGGAATTAAGTTGGGGATTTGTTGGATATAGCCAACGATCCCTCCCCACACCATTAAGATGAGAGCACCAATGCTGACTTGATCACTCGTAAAGAGTATAGGAGGCCCATCCTTAAACCCGTTACCAATCTTCTCAATCAATTTATCGACCCAGCCCAATGCGCTGGCAAAGGTCTCAACGATGTTGATCCATTGACCCCAGATGACTAATCCCAAACTAGTCAGGTCCAGCATAGGAACCTTAAAATCAGCGATAGTCTTTTTAGCCGCATCAAGACGAGATTGAAGTGAAACCCCGACGGCCACCGCGATCAAATCAAATGGCGCCGCGGCCTCAGTGGCCTTGTCGCGTAACTGGTCAAGCAAATCATTTGATTGCTTCTGTCTAACCAAGACTCCGGGCGGCATAAATTTGGCTGCAATATCAAGTGCAGCCAATCGCTCACCCTTGTTTATGGCTTCAGTGATCAAATCTGTAATAGCAGTCCAACGAGATTGAAGGTCGGTGGCTGCTTTAAGTTCGGCTACGCCTGAATTTCCCTGGAAATTGCCAGCGGCAGTGAGTGCATCAACACTCTTTTGAAGATCACTACCACCCAACTTTGGCTGACTTATCTCATTAAATTTAGTAAACATCGCGGTTAAATTCTCGACCGAGATGCCCATATCCTCCGCGCCTTTCTTTTGTTGCTGCCAGAATGTGGTATTCGTCATGAGCTTAGCAGCTTCATTGTTTACGTCATTCAATTCTTTGATGCGATCAGCACCGTCAGACACCGCTTTGCCAAACAAAACAATGGCTGCCGCTCCAATAGCCACAGGAATGGCAATAGCACTTAGAAACGCCAGCGCCGGCATCAATGCAGAAGTAATTGCTCCACCAGCAGCGGCCGCCGTCGGCGCAATTGTTCCTATGGTTGTTGTGATTAGTTTTATTCCCGGACCGATCTCCGAATTAACAAACGAACGAAAAGCCGGCACCAGTGCATAGGCACCCAATGCCGCTAGCTTTAGATGATTGGTCGCCGTCGCAAAATCTACCCCGGCAGACAAAAACCCCTTGCCGGCAGATTGCACGTTATCGTTGGCGGCACTCATGCTTCTGGAAAGATCACTATTGGCCGCGGTAACTTGTTTGGTCGCCTGAACTTGCAAATCCATCGTGCGCTGCTGATTCGTCAACGCAAGTTGATATTTATCATTGGCGGCTAACAGTTTATTGATCGCCTGCTCCGACGCATTCAAAGTACTCACATAGTCAGCCTGCCCACGCTGAGCACCGCTGGAGTCGATGGTAAGTTCAGTGACGATTTGTTCGCTTGCCATGCTTATTCTTGCGGCTTTTTCGGTGGCTTATTTTCAGATTGATTGCGGGAGATTTCAGCGAGGAACAGTCTATCGAGGTCTTCGATGGTCTCTATTTCCCATGGTGCCAATGCAAACTTGCTGTGACGCACGAAGGCATCGATATCGGCCCAAGAGATCGGATTAACCCCGAACCCATTCGAACTGCGGCGCGACGACAATCGATTGAACGTGTTCCACAGATAGATCAGCGAGGGTGGTAAAGGAGGACAGGCAAGATCGGCTTCGTATTCCGCCCGTTTTTCCGGCTTGCGTGAGCGTTGGATCAAGCCTTCCAGCTTTTCTCGCTTTGAGAAGCCGTCCTTATCCGCCGCATTGAGCACAAAGTGACGCTCCGCGAATGCTCTTAACTCGTCGCAGAGCGCCGAATAAAAGATTTCTGCTCACCGAGGAATTCCAGTGCTTGTGTCAATAGTGACACTTTGCGCGGATCGCCCAGAAGTTTGCTGGCCGCTTCGCTTGAGAACGCCAATTCCTCGCCATTGAGTTTGATCGGCGTCCAGCGCAGCAAACGCTCCACCACAAAACCGACATTGCGCTGGCGCATCTCATCGGGAGTATCTTCGTCGGCCTTCCATTTGCGGCCATTAACGCGAGATGCTTCCTGCTCGCGGTCGCGATGCAACCGCTCACGCGATAGCCGATTTGATTGCGCAACCGTTCTGTCATGCCCTGGCCCGGCAAAGGTCCATATCCATGTCGTAAGCTTGCCGTTGAGCTCGACGGTCATGTCGGATTCGTCGGCGGCATCGAAATCCCCGACATCGATATCGATCGGCTTGATCTTTTCGGAGTCTTCGACGGCTTTCGGATTTGTCATGGTGTTTTCCTCGTTCGGTAGGAGTGGCGGACGCGGCCGAACCCGCGCCCGCCGTGCTGTCGCGACAACCTCGTCGGCGGTTTCGGCGCCGAGCTCTAATCGCTCTGCGATTAGCTATTATTGCTCACTTGGAAACTTATCATCGTGTCATCGTTCCCCGCCCCAGTCGGATCATGACCGACAAGAGAAGATGGAATCGAGATCGTCGTCTCCGCCGCACCGCCGGCGGTGCTCATCGCCGACACATCGGCCGACCCGAGAGTGAAATACGGCACATTGATCGAGATGAAGTTCTTCGGCTCGGTTGTCTGATCGACCGCCATTAGCTTCAACGAAAGACTTGTTTCGTTCAGGAAATCGGCGTCCCAGGTTGTGTCTTTGCGCAAGAACTTGAGATTCATCACCACGGTATTCATACCGGGAAGCACGGTCGGAGAAACCTTGCTACCGGCAACCGCGGG